ACTACCCGCAGTGGTTATGGGAACTCTGATGTTGAACTTACTGATACTAGTGAGTCCTTTGGTCTCCCTGCTACTGCTGATCTTATGTTTGCCCTTATTTCTACTGAAGAGTTGGAGGGGCTGGGTCAAATTATGGTGAAACAATTGAAGAATCGTTATAATGACCCAACAGTCTTTAAGCGTTTTGTAGTTGGTATTGATCGTGCCAAGATGAGACTTTATGATGTTGAGCAATCTGCACAAAAAGACATAGTTGACAGTGGACAAGAAGAGGAGTATAATTATGAAGAAAACAAACCTAAAAAATCATTCGAAGGATTTAAGTTTTAAATATGGCAACTATTGAACCTAATAAGTATATTGAATTTGTTCGTCAAACCACTAGTCCAGCAAGTAGTGAATATCCAAAACTTGTTGAGCGTTTGAATGACCTGCAAGGGCAGGGTGCTGATGTTTCTCGTCTGATGACTGCTGCATTTGGTATGAGTGCCGAAGCAGGTGAATTTACCGAAGTAGTCAAAAAGATTTTTCTTCAAGGAAAACCTTATACCGAAGAGAATGTCTTTCATATGAAGCGTGAACTTGGGGATCTGTGTTGGTATCTTGCACAAGCATGTATGGCACTGGATATTACCTTTGAAGAAGTTCTTGAAATGAACTATCAGAAACTGAGTGCTCGTTATCCGGAAGGTGCTTTTGATGTTTATCGCTCAGAAAACCGTGTTCAGGGAGATTTGTAATAAATATTTCAAAAAATATGTCTATTCTTGGAAAAAGAACAGGAAGACCAATAAGTAGAATTCAATTTAATTCAATTCTCAAAAAATTTATAGTTTTCTTAAAAAGAGAACTAAGTTTGACTATTGATATTCCTTATATACTCATTGATGATCTCGATTTTTCAAAGAAAAATAGAGCATTTGGTATGATGAATAGTGATGGCATTGTTTACATCAGTATTATTAATCGCCATCCATTAGACATCTTAAGAACCGTTGCTCATGAGTATGTTCATTACAAACAATCCATTAAACGTGTTGTAATGAACCCAAGTCCTGGCAGTCCTTCAGAAAATGAAGCAAATGCAAAAGCAGGGGAAATTATGAGGAAGTATGGAAAACTTCATCCAGAATTATTTGATCTAATATCCATTAGGTGATATAATTCTTTTATTGGGGAATTAGCTCAGTTGGTAGAGCGCGGTCTTTGCAAGGCTGATGTCAGGAGTTCGAGTCTCCTATTCTCCACTTCTCAAACTGGCACAAGGTGTCATGACAGATCCAGCATTGTGGATTATCATACTGGCATGACCACAAAACCTCAAATGAAAAACACACACCTCGAACACCCCGAAGATTCCATCCTGACAGGCGACCTATCCGTGCTGGATTGGTTTGTTACTCCAGGTCAACTGTCTGTCAAAATTGATGGTGCTCCTGCCATTGTCTTTGGTACTAATCCTACCAACGGTAAGTTTTTCGTCGGCACCAAATCTGTTTTCAACAAAATTAAAATCAAAATCAACCATTCTCATGAAGAAATTGACCAGAATCACACGGATAAAGTTGCGACTATTCTTCATGCTTGCTTTGATAACCTGCCTGTCACAGAGTCTATCTATCAGTGCGACTTTATTGGTTTTGGTGGTTCTGATACTTATTGTCCCAACACCATCACTTACAAGTTTCCTGAGGTAGTTACGCAAAAGATTATTATTGCACCTCATACTGTTTATTATGCTGAGAATGATCTTCGTGATGCGGTAGCAATGCCTGACCGTGCGATCTGGCATGATAATGATAACGTTAAGTTTGTTAAACCTGAGGTGTCTATTGTTTCCGGTGCTGAGCATTTCGATGACCTTGAAGAGACTTGTGAATTTGCTAAATGTATTTCTGGCGCTGTCCAGTTTGCCACTCCCAAAGAATCTGCTCAACTGAAAAAGGAACTCAATGCATGTATTCGTGAAAGTAGAGAGATCAATTCTGATGACTTTGAAAACAAGAATTTGATCAATTTCTGGAATTTGGTAAAATCAATTAAAGAGGATGCTTTATACCTCTGCCGTAACAATGGCCCTGAGGCATATATTCAGAACGATCAAATTGATGCTGAAGGTTATGTGATGACTAATGAGTTTGGAATGTTTAAATTGGTCAACCGTGAGGTGTTCTCTCACGCTAATTTCACAATCCAAAAGAATTGGTAGTCATAAATATAAGTATATCTTATTGTTTATGAGTATTTTGAATACGGAAAATTGGAATAGGAAATGAAAAGTTTTTCAAAATTTATAACCGAAGCTACCAGCAGAGCAGTTCAACAGGCAACTCGTATGGGCCTTGTTACCGATGGTCATGGTGGATGGTACAATAGAGGTACTGGAGAATTTAGTGCCAAAACTGTTCGGGGTGAATTGAAGTTCTACAATAAGCGCCAAATAATTGGTGGAAAGGATCCTGCTCAAACTGAACAGGAAAAAAATCTTTCTCAAACATCTTATGCACAATCTGCTCCTCAGCAACAAGTACCACAAGAACCAGTTCCGCAAGAACAGGTTCCACAGGACCAAGTTGCTGTAGATCAACAACAACTGCAAGAACCTCTTCCACAAGAACCATTTGTTCCACCACCAGTCGAAAAAACATTAGGAAATTTAACAATTGCTTTTGGTCGTTTTAATCCACCAACAGTTGGTCATCTTCAATTGATGGATACTGCGGCCTTATCTGCAGAACAAGATCAAAGTGATTATATTATTGTTCCTTCTAGAACTCAAGATGCGAAGAAAAATCCTTTAGATGCTGACACTAAAATTTTCTATATGAGAAAAATGTTTCCTCAGCACAGTGAGAGAATTTACAATGATGTAAATATGAGAACTATCTTTGATGTTCTAAAGAAAGCACATAATGATGGATATTCAAGTGTAAGAATTGTCGGTGGATCTGATAGAGTTAAAGAATTTGATAAATTGGCAAATAATTATAATGGTAATCTCTATCAGTTTGATAATATTGAAGTAATTTCTTCTGGAGATAGAGATCCTGATTCTGATGGAGTAGAAGGAGTTTCTGCATCAAGAATGAGACTTGCATCTCTGGAAGGAGATTTTAAAACTTTCCGTGCAGGATTACCTCCAGAAGTTTCTAGAAAGGAGGCGATGGAACTTTTTGATGTTCTTCGTCAATCCATGGGAATTGAAGAAATTCAACAAGAAGGATATGATGTTTGGGAAATTGCTCCCAAATTTGATGCACATGCATTACGTGAAAATTATATTTCAGAGAAAATTTTCCAGATTGGACAATTGGTCGAAAATATGAATACAGGTCTTGTTGGACGTATTATTCGTAGAGGAACTAATTATTTAATTTGTGTTACTGAAAATGGAATGATGTTCAAATCCTGGATTAAGGATATGATGGAAACAACGAAATATACTGAAGTTAGAGTGGATAGTGAAATGAGAGTACCAGGAAAACCAAATACTTTAGTTGGAACTCTAGGTGCATTTAAGCATTATGCGAGTAAAACTCCTGGAGCAATTGGAACTGGTGAAGAGAACTTACAACCAGGTGGAAATGTGTATGGAATTAATTTCATAAATAAGTATAGAAAAAAGTAAGTTTAGAAAATTCCATGGCTCAAATTATTGGTGGCGTTCATCGTGGTCATGCTGCAGGTGATACTAATATAGAAAAGGCAGCATCTCAACTTGTAGCAGACACTAAGTATAAAGTTAAGCAGAGACTGGGTGACAATTTAAATAAAATGGCACCTGCTGCTCTTATGAAGGCATATATGGAACAACTTTCTAAATCTCCTGCTGGCCCAGTTAGGGCTTTGGCACAAAAAAAACTCACTGGTGGTAGTATGAAGGAAAATTTTAATATTGATGCACTGGCATCAAGTTCTGTTGCAAACGCACTTTTTAAAGTTTTTGTTGAGGGTACAGAAAAACAAGAATCCGTTCTTGGTGAAGAGTATCTAGAAGAATTGATGAAGAAAAATAGAAATGGAGAAACGTTATATTGGGTTAAGGTTTATTATAAAAATGGAACCACATACACTCGTTGGGCTGATCGTGCAAGAATGAATGAAATTCGTTCTAATCCAAATGTTGAATCAGTAGAAATGGTTGATTCTAAACCACCAGAAAATCAGAGAGATCGATCTTCTAAAAAAGATTATGATGGTGATGGTAAGGTTGAATCTGGTGCTAAAGAATATCGTGGATCAGTACATAATGCAATTCAACGCAAGAAAGGTGGAACACCTGATGGTAGAGATACTTCAAGTGTAAAGGAAGATCTCGATTTTGTTGAAGAAGATTTTATCCAAGAAAAAAAAAATTCTAAGAAAGGTGGAAAATTTTATAATGTGATGCGTGGAAAAAATACTGAGTTAGTAAAAATTTTTCCAGAAGTAGGAAAATCTTATAATGAAGAATTTTTTCCAGAATCTGCAGTAAGTACCGCCCAACAAAAATTTATGGGAATGGTTCATGCATATAAAAAAGGTGAAATGTCAAATGCTTCTCCCAAAGTTAAAAAGGCTGCAAAAGAAATGAGTGATACTGAAGCAAAGAAGTTTGCTTCGACTAAGCATGAAGGTCTTCCTCAACATGTTAAAAAGAAAGTTCAAGAAGAAACTGCTTGTGATTCTTCTGAACCACAAAGAGACACTAGAGGCGATTATGCAAAAACCAATCTTATTAAAAATAAATTGAGATCTGCATTGGGCGTTAAGAATCCTATTGTAATGGTTTCTAATGAAGAAGATGTTAAAGAAGGTGCTGGATTGAGTGTTGGAATTTCAAAAGCAGTTGGTACTCTCTTATCAAATCCAAGAACTTCTCCAGAACAAGGAGCAAAAAACTTCCAAAAGAATGTTACAGATCCAATTGGAAAGGCAGTAAAAGGTGCTGTACGCGCTGTTGTTCAACCTGCAAATATGTCTCCTGAAGCACAGAAAGCAAGAAAGGATAAGTACAGACCTGAAGAGGTTGAACTGGAAGGTGAAGTTATTGATGAGAGAAGAAGGGAAGATAGGGGAACTCCAAGAAAACCCCGCGATAAAGCATTTGAATTGGTTGCTAAGTCTATGGGTACTTCTAGAATGGGAGTTCAACCTAGAGGACAAAAAAAAGAACCAGGTAAAAAACCACCTTCTGCTGGCGAATATGGTTCTGAAAGAAGATCTCCCGAGCAAATTGTAAAAAATAATCGTGAGATTAGGAAACGTGGACAAGAAAATATGAGTTCAAGGTTCGATTGATCTAAATAATCCAGGTTTCATTCACACGAGGTTATTATGTCAATCGCAGCAATCATCGCTTGGGCAACCGCCAATCAAGCACTTATCGCAACTGTTCTTTTTGCAGTTTCTGAAACACTTGGAGCAGTTCCAAAAATCAAAGGAAACGGTCTTATTTCACTTATTATTTTACAAGTCCAAGGACAACTAAAAGCAAAGGGCGCTAAAGATTTAACTCCCTGAGTTTTTTTAATCTTAAACATATAGAGGAGACCAAAATTAAAGGTCTCCTTTTTTTATAAATATTACTAGAAAAAGAATCATAGGTAAGACACATGGCTCTCTGGGGCATTTCAACAGCATCTGAAAATGCGGCAAATAATTATGCAATTCCAAAATTCCAATCTGAGACTGACCGTAACAGAAGTCCTTGGAATACTTTTGCTGATGTTCGTGGTTGGGTTCAGAGAAGGTATAAAACTGTAGCAAATTCGGGAATTTCTACTCGTTATTTTGATGAAGTTTTAGTTCCAATTGTTGGATTAAATAGTACTAATATTGGCGGATCTACTGGTATTGGAACTGCTGGGCCAGTTGCAGTCTTCTTTGAAGATCCTAACCAAGCATCACCAATTTCTATTGGCGGTGGTGGAACTACTGGTATGTCTACAAACACTACTGGATATGTTCATGTAGTATTCAATGAACTTGTATTTGCTGGTGCAGGAACAACAGTTAAAATTCGCACTTTTGATGCAAATAATGCCAATCAATCGACAGCAATTACTGGGTATGCAGTATCAAACACTAGCACTCAGTATGCTTGGTCAGGATCTGCTGCTATTCATGGATCTCCAGATGTATATACAAATTTTAATGGACAGATTACAAACAGAGTAGCATTTGCATTTACTTCACCAAGTGTTGGTCTTACTACAAACGTCAATTTCTTAACAACTGCAGTAAGTCAAGTTGGAGTTGGATCAACTACTATTTTTGTTAATTCTGTAATAGGTGTTGCAATTGGAAGTTCAATTCGTGTCGGTTCAGCACTGACGCAAGTTTCTGTTGTTTCTGTTGGTGATACTTTTGTAAGAATTGGAACGGCAAGTACTGTTCCTTATACACTTTCTGCAGGAGTCGCTGTTACATTTAGTACTCGTACAACTGCTACTAAATTGTTCATTGATATCCCAAGTGGATTTATTGGAGTGATTACTGATGGTTCAAATGGTGTTGGAGTAATCAGTTCGTTCACATCAGAATTTGGAGATGTTATTCTTCGCAATATTGCTGGTGCGGGAACAACTTCTGGAGTTGGTATTGGAACAACTACTTTGACTGTTACTGGATGATATGAGATTTGATGAATTGAATGAAGATAACTATTTGTTATTTGCTATAAAATTCTACGATAATCCTCAGGCAGTCACCAAAGATGATTTTGAGGATGATCTAAAAAGAATAAAATATGTAAAACGGTTATTAAAGAGATATAAAAATACTGGGGTGCTTAAGACTCATTTGATTCTTAATCACCTCACCGTATTATTCAATGTTTTTGATGATGCTACAGTTCCTTTATTATTTTATAATTTAGAGAAAGATCTTTGGCCTTACATTAAGAGTTTTCTAGTTTTTTTAAATAGACTTCCAGAATATCCAAAAACTGAAATTAATATTATAGAAGAAGATCTTGAGTGTTTAAAACAATTGCAATCGATCTAATGGAAAGTAAGATAGATAGGATTATTGGTATCATTCGCTCCCTTAAGGAGGAAGGTATGGTTACTGGCGCTCCTACAACTAGTCTTACTAGTCCAAGTGATGGTAAAGGGTATATTGCAGGAACAGTAGAAGCAGGTGATATTCCTCCAGTAAAAAAGAAGAATAAATACATATATGGAGCGGGATTCCGCAAAAATTGGTTACAAAAAAGGAAACCACAACCATAATAAATCCAATGTACACTCCCCCTCAAAACCAAGCAATAGAGACAAAAGTGGCGATTCTTGAGGAGAAGCTTCATACTACCGAGCAGTTAATGCAACGTATTGAGAGTGCAATTGAAAAGATGAGTGAAGTAAGTGCGAATGTGACCAAAATGCTTGCAGTTCATGAGCAAAAGATTGAGTCTAATGATAAAGTAGATGCTATACTATTTGCAAAGATTGATCAGTTAAGCAATAAAATGGATACTGACCACAATATAGTATTAGATAAATTACAAGGACTAGAAAAAAAAGTTTGGATTGGTATCGGAATTTTTGCAGTAGTGACTTTAATCATCAATAACTCAGAAATGCTAGCAAGTATCTTGACACAGACGCAAGACAACGGTAGAATGGAGAGACTCAGATAAGTACCCTTTATAATGGATTTGATTGATTCCAAATATATTGGACTCGTATCTTCGCGTCTTCAAAAATTCAAAAGGGTTAAGTCGGATTTGTATACGTTCCGTTGTCCCATTTGTGGCGATTCTCAGAAGAATAAGAATAAGACAAGGGGATACATTTACCCAGTCAAGAATAATACAAACTTCAAGTGTCATAACTGTGGAGCAAGTTTATCGTTCAATAACTTTCTTAAGCAGATAGACCCTATACTTCATAAGCAATATACTCTTGAAAAGTTTAAGGAAGGTCATACTGGTAAGAATTTTGTGGTCGAAGAACCAAAGTTTGAGTTTAAGAAACCCATCTTTAAGAAAAAATTAGATTTGCCAAAGGCATCCGAGAATCCTATTGCTAAACTTTATCTTGAGAAGAGACTTCTAAATCCTGATAAGTTTTATTTTGCTGACAAATTCCAGGCATGGACTAACACCCAAAAACCCACATTTAGTAGGATTGTGAGAGATGAAAGTCGCATAATAATACCATTGCACACTAGGGAAGGTGAAATCTTTGGATTTCAAGGAAGATCCTTAGGGCCCAGTAATGTTAAATACATTACAGTGATTTTAGACGAGAGTATTCCCAAAGTTTATGGACTAGACGAGGTAAGTACTGATGAAACAATTTACGTCACAGAAGGACCCTTTGATTCAACGTTTGTTCAAAATGCCATCGCAATGTGCGGATCGGATATTCTACTCGATAGTCTTAATTTGGGTGATGATATTGTCTATGTACTTGATAACGAACCTCGCAATAAGGAAATCTGTAACAGAATATCCAAACTCATCGGCGGAGGTAAAAAAGTAGTCATCTGGCCAAAAGCAGTTCAACAAAAGGATATCAACGATATGGTACTCGCTGGACTTTCTGTTATGGATGTGTTAAAATCAAATACATATAAAGCACTCGAAGCAAAAATCAAATTCAACGAATGGAAGAAAGTATGAGCAACGGAACAAATGTAGTTAAGAGAAACGGATCGGTTGAGGGTTTAGATCTAAACAAACTTCACTTAATGGTGGAAGAGGCATGTAGAGACCTTGCAGGAGTATCCGCATCACAGGTTGAGATGCAATCAGGTATTCAATTTTACGATGGAATTACCACCGGAGAAGTTCAAGAGATTCTGATTCGTTCTGCATCAGACTTGATTGATCTTGAGCATCCTAATTATCAATTCGTTGCTGCCCGCTTGCTTCTTTTTGCAGTTCGTAAGCAGTTATTTGGTCGTATGCATGAGTGTTCAAATATTCTGGAACATACTCAAAAATGTGTAGAATTGGGAGTTTATGATGCAGAGATTCTTTCTCTGTATAATGCTGAAGAGTTTGAAAAACTCCAGTCATTTATTGATCATAGTCGTGACTATTTGTTCACCTATGCTGGTCTTCGTCAGGTAGTTGATAAGTACCTTGTGCAAGATCGCAGTAATGGGCAAATTTACGAAACTCCTCAGTTCATGTATATTTTGATTGCGGCAACTATTTTTTCCAAGTATCCAAAAGAAACCCGTTTAGAATACGTTAAAAGATATTATGACGCAATCTCAAAACACAAAATCAACATTCCTACTCCAATCATGGCAGGAGTTAGAACACCACTTAGACAATATGCAAGTTGTGTTCTTGTTGATGTTGATGACACCCTCGACAGTATCGGCAGTAGCGACTTGGCTATTATGCGGTATGTTGCTCAAAGGGCAGGCATTGGTATCAACGCAGGTCGCATCAGGGGCATCAATGCTAAAATCCGAGGGGGAGAAGTTGCTCATACGGGGGTTGTTCCATTCCTCAAAAAGTTTGAAGCAACTGTCAGATCTTGCACTCAAAATGGCATACGAGGAGGAAGTGCGACAGTCCACTTCCCAATCTGGCACCAAGAAATAGAAGACATTCTAGTTCTCAAAAATAACAAAGGAACCGAAGATAATCGTGTTCGTAAGTTAGACTATAGTATTCAAATCAGCAAAATCTTCTATGAACGATTCATTCAGAACGGAGAAATCACACTCTTCTCCCCGCATGATGTTCCTGGTCTGTATGATGCTTTTGGAACAGACAAGTTTGACGAGTTATATGTTCAATACGAGAACAATTCGTCTATTCCGTCGAAAACTATTGGTGCTCAAGAACTATTTCTGGACCTCCTGAAAGAACGTGCAGAAACTGGTCGTCTTTATATTATGAATATTGACCATTGCAACTCTCACTCCTCCTTTATGGATAAAGTTGAGATGAGTAATCTTTGTCAGGAAATCACTCTTCCAACGAAACCAATTCAACATATTGATGACCCAAATGGAGAAATTGCTCTCTGTATTCTGAGTGCCATTAATATTGGAAAAATTAAGAGTAATGATGAACTTGAGGTTCTTTGTGACCTTGCCATTCGTAGTCTTGATGAACTGATTGATTTTCAAGGATACCCCGTTAAGGCAGCAGAAATTGCCACAAAGGCACGTCGTTCTCTTGGAGTAGGTTATATTGGTCTGGCACACTATCTTGCTAAGCACGGGGAGCATTATGATGATCCTGGTGCCTGGCAACTGGTTCACGACTTGAGTGAATCTTTCCAGTATTACCTAATCAAGGCAACCGTAAATCTTGCCAAAGAAAAAGGTGCCTGTGAATACTCTCATCGTACCAAGTATGGTCAAGGTATTCTGCCAATTGATACATACAAAAAGGATGTTGATGAACTGGTAAATCCAACTCTTAAACACGACTGGGAAGCACTTAGAGAGGATGTAAAGAAGTATGGTGTACGGAACTCAACATTGTCCGCACAAATGCCTTCGGAGAGCAGTTCCGTTGTGTCAAACGCAACCAATGGAATCGAACCTCCTCGCGGATACTTGTCCGTTAAGAAATCGAAGAAAGGACCTCTTAAGCAAATTGTTCCACAGTTTCACACACTTAAGAACAATTACACGCTTCTTTGGGATATGCCTAGCAATCGTGGTTATATTAATATTGTTGCAGTTATGCAAAAGTTCTTTGATCAAGCGATTTCTGGAAACTGGTCCTATAATCCGGAGAATTATCCTAATAATGAAGTTCCTGTTAGCGTAATGGCACAGGATCTTTTGACTACATATAAGTACGGGTGGAAGACATCCTACTACCAGAATACTTATGATATTAAGACAGATGAATCGGAGGAATCCAAACCATCTGCTGATGACTTAATTAACAACATTTTGAATTCGGAGGAAGAAGATTGTGAGTCTTGTAAGATTTAAAACAAACAGCACGGAGAAAGAAGTGGTTAATCAAATGACCGTTTTTAACTCTCAGGAGGTAGATACCAAAAAGCAACCAATGTTTTTTGGTCAACCACTGGGCATTCAGAGGTACGATTCTTACAAATACCCAATCTTTGAAAAACTCACAACACAACAACTGGGATATTTTTGGAGACCTGAAGAGGTCTCTTTACAGAAAGACCGTGGAGATTATCAGTCTCTTCGTCCTGAACAAAAGCATATTTTTACTTCTAACCTAAAATATCAAGTTATGCTTGATAGCGTTCAAGGTCGTGGACCTGGAATGGCATTTGCTCCTTACTGCTCACTTCCTGAACTGGAAGCGTGTATGAAAGTCTGGGAGTTTATGGAGATGATTCACTCACGCTCCTATACCTATATTATCAAAAACGTATACTCAGATCCTTCGGATGTGTTTGATACTATTCTTAGAGATGAAAGAATTCTCGAACGTGCCTATAGTGTAACCGAAGCATATAACGATTTTATCAATGGTGCTCAACATTATGGGACTTCTGAACTTTGGAAACACGCTCAAGAACTAGTTCCCTACGCACAGGCAGAAAGATATGAACTTAAAAGAAAGTTATTCAGAGCAGTTGCAAACGTTAATATTCTTGAAGGTATTCGCTTTTATGTCAGTTTCGCTTGCAGTTTTGCATTTGGCGAACTCAAACTTATGGAAGGAAGTGCAAAGATCATTGGATTGATTGCTCGTGATGAGAACCAACATCTGGTCATCACTCAGAATATCCTCAACAAGTGGAAGGAGGGTGATGACCCCGAGATGCAACAAATTGCCAAAGAAGAAGAGCAGTGGGTTTACAAGACCTTTGAGAGTGCAGTCAATCAAGAAAAACTTTGGGCAGAGTATCTGTTCAAGGATGGTTCTATGATTGGACTGAACGATAAACTTCTTCAGCAATATGTTGAATGGATTGCAAATCGTAGAATGAAGGCAATTGGTCTTCGCCCTCTTTATGATATTCCAGCAAAGAATAATCCACTTCCTTGGACTGAGCATTGGATTTCTTCTAAAGGACTCCAAGTCGCACCTCAAGAAACGGAGGTGGAGAGTTATATTATCGGTGGTATTAAACAGGACGTTACAAAAGATTCCTTCGCAGGATTCCAACTTTAATGCAGAGGGTCTTCGGACCCTCTTTTTTTATAAATAAAACTATAAAGAACTAAAGTAAAAAAATGTCTAGACTTACTGGTGCTGATACATATAGTTTGATGGAGGCATACCAAGCGGTATATGCTCCACAAGTTAATGAAGATTATCTCTGGGAATCATATTTAACAGAAGAATTTATTTCTGAAGCATATCAAACTGTAGCAGATTATCTTGTATACAATGGATTTGTTCCAGGATACAATACTGCTGAAGTTTATATGTCAGAAATGGCAGTAGAAGATATTGATTCAATTCTTTTTGAAACTGGCGTCCTTGACGAGCAATATTTGATCGAAGCAGGTTTCTTCCAAGGTATTGGTGCCGGTGCTGATAGATTTGTTTCTGGGGCTCAGAGAAGAGTTCAGGGTGCTGTTAATACCGTTGTTGGCGGTACTCAGAGAGCGGTTAATGCTGGCCAGAGAGCAGTTCGAGGTGCAGGGCAAGCAGTTGTTGGTGGCACTCAGAGAGCGGTTAATGCAGTTCGAGGTGCAGTTACTCCAGTTGCCCAAGCAGTTCAAGGAACCGCTCAGAGAGCGGTTAATGCTGGTCAGAGTGCATTAGGTGGGGCAGCAAGAGCAGTTCAAGGTGCAGGGCAAGCAGTTGTTGGTGGCACTCAGAGAGCGGTTAATGCTGCTGGTAGTGCAGTTAATTCAGCAACTCGCAGAATCGGTCAAGAAGTTGAAATCTCTAGAAAAGTTGGTGCTGGTGAACCATTGAAACCCACTGCGGCAAAACCCGCTGCACCAGCACCTGCCGCAAAACCACAATTTGGAACTACAACACCAAGAAATTCATCAGTAACTTCTACTGGAGTTTCTGGTCTTTCTGCTGCTAACAGGGCAGCGTACTCTGCTGGTGGTGGAAATGCTGCTGCTCAAAGAGGAATGGGTCAAACAACGGCACAAGTAATTGCCCAAGGTAAAAATAATCTTGGTAGAATGGATCAGGGAAGAACTGCTCCAGCAAGTGCAAGACCAACTTCTGGTCCTTCAGCAGTGAATCCAAAGTCTGGTGTAGCAGGTTTCCCTGCCGCTAGACCTGCTGCTGCCCCTGCCGCTAGACCTGCTGCACCAGCAGCAACGACTGGTAATCCCCCATTAAAACCACCAGCATTGCCCCCAGTTACCGGAAAACCAAGTCTTAGAAGTGGCCTCCAGAGTCTTAAAGATATGGGAACCGCTTCACGCCAGCGCCAGGGATTAACACAAAGCTTCGATCCATTCGATGTTGTGTTTGGACACCTGATTGATGAAGGTTATGCTGATACTGAAGAGGCAGCACTCCAAATCATGGCAAACATGAGTGAAGAGTGGAAGAACTCAATTATTGGATAGGACACTTTCCAAACTGTCTATCGGAGGGTCTAACCACCCTCCTTTTTTTATAAATAACTTCATACAGAAAAGAAGTTTTATTAAAATGTCTAATCTATCGACACAAGTTTTCGGAGATATGAATTATCTCTATGAGAACATCGCAAATAGAGACGCTCAACAACTTAATGAGAACTCAGATCATTATGATGAAGAATTTGCAGAACTTGTAGAAGATATCATTTCTACTATTTCTTTATCAATGGTTTATGAGGGATATAGTGCAGATGGAATTATATCATTCCTTGCAAGTTCTCCAAATGAAGATATTATTGAAAAATATTTAAATTTTGATGAGAATGTTATTACAGAAAGCGTAGTTTCCGAAGATTATATTGTAGAACAACTGGATCAACTCAATGAATTTGTTGGAGCTGCTCTTAGAGTTTTGGGAGCAGGACTTAAAGCTGCCAAATATGCAAAAAATGTAAAAGGTGCTGCTCCTGTTGCAAGATTGGCTTCTGGGTTTAAAGGTGCTGGAACTGCAGCAGAAAGAGTTGCTAAGCAAGGATTTAAACAAAGTTCCGTTATAAGAAGTGGATTAACCAAAGGCGTAAACAAAGTAAAAGATATTGCTAAGAGTGCTAAGGCAGCACTGACAAGTCCAACCGCAAAGAAAATTGGTTTAGGTGCTTTAGGTGCTGGTGCCCTTGTTGGACTACCTTATGCTGGCGCTAAACTGGCAGGAGCGGGTAGTGGTGGTCAAGGACCTTCTCCAACAGGTGCAAAACCAACAAATGCATCTAATGCAGATTTTACTAAAGGTAGTGCTCTCGCAAAACTTGGTGGTAGAGAAGGTAGAATTAAGGACGGCGAATTTAGAACCATGGGTTGGTCACAACAATCCAAAGACAGATATAATAAAGCAAAGGGATCAGCAACACCTCCACCAGCACCAAAACTTCCTGCTCCTACTGGTAGTGGTGGTGGAAGCGGTTCTGGTGGAAGTGGAAAACCTGGAGCAACTCAACCAAAAAGTCCAACTCCTAAAAAACCAACACCTGCAAAACCAGCAGTTGGTAAGTTGGGAAGTACTTCATTTGAAAGAAGAACTCCAACATCTGCTGAATTGAAAGCAGCTCAAAAAGAAAGAGCAGGTGGAGCATCTCCAGAAAAGGCACTTCAAGCAGCACAAAAGACTAATCTCCCAACTACTGGAGCAACTCCTGCAATTCCTGATTTAAAGAGTGTAAATGCAGATCTTAAACAAGCAAATTCTCCAGAAAAATTGAACAAACCAGCACCAGCAGGTTCTGCCTTAGCTGCTGAACAAGAAAGAAGAAAGGCACAAGCAGCAGCAACACAAAAAGAATCATATGATTTAGTTCTTGAGTATTTGTTTGATAATGGTCATGCAGATACGATTGCAGAAGCAGAATATCTTATGACCGAACTTGATGAGAGTTTCATTCAGTCACTCGTTGAAAACTATCATGCAAATCTTCTTGCAGAAGAAGTTACAGCATGGGTAAATGAACTTGTAGAAGAAGGTTATGATCTTTCTGAATATAGTTGGGATGATATGGTTGATTATTACTTCACCGAATCCAACTAAGAATAAAAATATTCTAACATAATTTTAGGGGGCTTGACAAGTCCCTTTTTTTTGTGTAGACTAGGTTTGTCCCGGTTGAAGATAAATAATAGCTCTATAAGATTATTATATGAGTTATGAGAATCCATGGAGATTCAATGGGGAAATTTTTGAATCAAATCATATAGAAGATCATTTTGGATTTGTATATCATATTCACTCTAAGATCACCGGTAGAAGTTACATAGGACGCAAGTACTTTTGGTCGTTCAGAACTCCTCCTGGTAAGAAAAGAAGAGTAAAACAGGAATCCGATTGGAAAAAATATTACGGATCTTGTCCAGAACTTAAAGAAGACATTAAGAAATACGGTAAGGAATGTTTCGAAAGGAAAATATTGTCTCTTCATAAAACAAAAGGTGATTGTAATTACGAAGAGACAAAACAACTTTTCCTAAATAATGTGTTGAAAGAGTCTCTTGACAACGGCATCCCAGCGTACTACAATAGCAATATTCTAGGACGCTATATGCGAAAAGATTATGGAAACTTTGGAACAGACCCTTCGGACATCGCATGATTGGGCAGTTGATCGTATTCATTTTCTTTGTGAAGAAAAGGATTATGAAGATGCCCATGCAATTCAATCAGAATTTAGTGAATGGTTGAATCCAGATATTCCTGATCATGATATTTTCTCATTAGCATACATAGGAGACTCCGATGAAAATAGATCTTCATAACTTTTTTCTACATTATGACCCAAAGAATCCAAAGCATGTTGCGGCAGTAGAGCAACTTGAAAAAGATTTGGAGCAAAAGCAACCAGAATTAATTCAAGATGATTCTGAGTGGGTAGAAATATTCAGAGAAAAGGCACCAGTTCCTGCACAGACAGGAGTTTTGGCAGTTCCATATTACCCACAAACAGATAATTATAGAGATGCTAACCGTACTTGTAACAGCTCTAGTTGTGCTATGTGTCTTGAATATCTTAAACCAGGCACTCTAAAGGGAGCAAAGGGCGATGATGCCTATGTTCAAAAGGTATTTGCAATTGGTGACTCAACAGATCACACAGTTCAAACCCGTGTTCTTGAGAGCTATGGTGTTAAGTCATACTTTAGTTACAATCTTTCTTTTGCTGATATTGATAAGAGTTTATCTGCTGGCAAACCTGTTGTTATTGGTATTCTGCATAGGGGTTCTCTTTCTGCACCTACTGGCGGGCACATGGTTGTAGTGATTGGTAAAAATCCTGATGGAGCATCTTACATATGTAATGACCCTTATGGGTCTCTTAATGATGGTTATACAGGACCTGTAACCAAAGGCAAGGGTGCGGTCTATTCTAAAGAAGTCCTCAAATATCGTTGGTTAGAAAAAGGAAAAGATAAAACAGGTTGGGGTCGTATTTTTAAACCATAAATAAAATTACCTGACTTGTTCGCACCTTTCAGGTAAGAATTGGGGGACAGAAATGTCCTCTTTTCTTGTATAAATAGTATTGCGAACAAGTTAGAGTAGAACTATGAAAAACCCTAAAAGGTTTTACACTTACGCATATTTGCGGGAAGATAAAACTCCTTATTATATTGGTAAAGGTCAAGGTAAAAGAATTTATCAATCAATTGGAAAACCTTGCAATAAACCTTCTAAAGATAGGATTATATTTTTAAAGAAAAATGTAACCGAAAAGGAAGCATTTAATCACGAAAAATATATGATTGATGTTTTTGGAAGAAAAGATTTAGGAACTGGTATTCTCTATAATAAAAGTGATGGTGGAGAAGGACCTAGTGGAATGATAGTTACTGATGAAATAAGAGAAAAATGGAGTAATCAGAGAAAGGGAAAAAAGAAACCCAAACAAAGTGAGAATATGAAAGGTGAAAAAAATCCTATGTTTGGTAAAAAAAGAACTGAAGATGAAAAAGAAAGAATAAGACAAAAAGTTTTAGTCAATAATCCACAAAGAGGAACATTTTGGTGGAATGATGGTGAGAATGAAATGAGATCTAAAGAATATCCTGGATTAAAATGGAAAAGAGGAAGATTGAAAAAATGTAGAGATAGTAATGGAAAGTTTGTAATAAATACCTAAAAAGTAATCAATACAGATGAAAACTTTTAGAGAGTTTATTTTAGAGTGTGAGTTGGTTGAGGGCATCCAACCACTTCCAAGAGAAAAAATGTTGAGCAAAATAGTAAGAAAATCTGGGGCAGCACATTCTGCTAATAGTTTTAGAAAAGATTATACCAAAAGAGGACTTAAAGATTTAGAAAGTAAGCAAAGAGAAAAAGTTGCGAATAAAGCATCTCAAATCAAAAAGATAAAAACCAAGTTGAGAACTCACGACCCTATTGATAGTAGATTTAAAGAACTTGAAAATAGAGATAGAGGTGAGAAAAATAAATGACTTTAAAGGTCGGAATAGATCTAATTAAAAAGTTTGAAGGATGTCACCTCAAAGCATATCCAGATCCTCTGTCAGGTAGTCTTCCAATCACTATAGGTTGGGGGTCTACTCGTAAGAAGAATGGGGCACCATTTAAACTTGGCGATACCATTACTCAAAAGGAAGCAGATGAATTGTTGATTGCTCAATGTGAGAGTCAGTTCTTACCATCACTTTCTAAAATCCCATATTGGAGAGAAATGAATGACAATCAACGCGGAGCACTTTTATCCTTTGCTTACAATCTCGGTGCTGGCTTTTACGGGGGAAGTAACTTTAATACTATCACTCGCAACCTTCGTGAGAAAAATTGGACGGCAATCCCAAAAACATTAGAGATATATCGCAATCCTGGAAGTAATGTTGAGGCAGGACTATTGAGACGTAGAAAAGCAGAAGGAAAACTCTGGTCTACACCATAAAAGGTTTTGCAATTCCTTCGTTCAGCATCCTTTCGTTGATTGTGACTGGATCGCCCACAAAATAAAGAGTTCCGAGTATCCTTCCATACTTATCTTCTTTGAAAGTTTCAATTACCCATTCACCTTCTCGGGACAGTTCTTTTTCTAACCACACT